GACATCATACTGATCTCATCTATAACGAGTGTATTTAATTTGGTCCAATTTTCGACTTTATTATATTTGCGTATATTTGCTATAAGTTTTTCTACGGGTGCATTGCCAATTCCGATTCCAGCCCATGAATGTAGCGTTTTTGCATTTCCCAATAGGACGGATGCGCAACCTGTCATTGCAGTTACTTGAATCGTTTTATTGTTTTGTTTAGCATGGTTGTATATTTTATTAATTAAATAGCTTTTACCCGTTCCTGCATAGCCTGAAATAAACATATTTTCATTCTTTATGTAGGATTCGAATGCTTCTTGTTGGCCAGATGAAAACATAATGTTATTAGTTATTAATATTCTATTAATATGTTCAATTTTATATATTCTATTTAATATTTATTATTTTTATAATATATATGGCAGATAATGGACCTCCTCCTCGTCAAACATTAGAAGAAGCAAAACGTAGAGCAAGACGCGCAATAGATCAGCGAACATGGGCATCTGTTGCAAGGTTTGGCTCTCAACGTAGAGCAGAAATGTTTGGAAAACAAACAATTGCTCATCCGATAAGTAATTCTGCAACAAGGCGTGCGTTTAATGCTAGAAAAAGTGGATGGTCAGGTGCCCGTGCTCTTGCTCTCACTGCCAAACCAGCCGGAGCTCATGGCATGCCTATATGCGAAATATCTACACCAAGACTTGCTCGTTTAGTTTCCAGCTTTTTAGGAGTGGATCGCATGCGCCCGCCTATTCCATTAAGTGCTCTTTCTAGTGGGTCGGCTCATATTCCAAGCTCATTTGCGTCTGCTAGATCACTAAGATCTCCTGTTCAGCCAAGAATGTTAACTGCTTCATTAGGTAGTCCTGCTCACGAATCGGCAATCGGAAGACTTGCTAGAGCGTTTGGTCATTCTAAAGCAGTTGGAACTGCTCGTACTCAAAGCATGAATCGTGCAAAAAAATCAAAAACTAAATCAAACTCGAAATCTAAACGTAAGGCAAGATCCGCTTAATTGCTTAAGTAATTTATAAAATAAACATAAAGATTTATTATTTATGTTTATTACAATGAAGTATTTTATGATAACTCTTTTAAATTTACTCAATACTCGAGTATGGTCAAATTTTACATTATTTCAAAGTAAATATAATAAAAATTATTCTATTGATGATGTGTTCTCTCGATATGTTATTTATAAAAGTAATAATGACGTAATTGAAAGACATAATTCTAATATTGACGGAACAAATACATTTACAATGGCAATTAATAAATTCTCTGATTTAACGCCGTCTGAGTTTAAAGAGTTGTATGTTGGCAAAATGTATCGATCCAATGATTTTGGATGTATTAGCATGGGCCTAGATGTAGAACCACAATCCGACATTGAAACATTTGATTGGCGAACATACAATGTAGTAAATCCGGTGCGAAATCAAGGTCAGTGTGGCAGTTGTTGGGCTTTCGCAACTACAGCGAATGCAGAAAGCGTGTGGGCGATCCACACGGGGCATTTGTATGATTTGTCTGAGCAATATTTGGTAGATTGTGCGACTGGCATCGGCTATTTTAACATGGGTTGCGATGGTGGAAATATGGATTCTGCATTCAAGTACATGATTAATAACAAACAATGCAATGAGTCTGCGTATCCTTATACGTCGGGCGTCACTGAGTCCAAAGGCAAGTGTCATTCATGCAATGAATTTACTACATTTTCATCATGCTATGATGTTACAACGAAGAATCAGCTTGCGCTAAAGCTGGCCGTCATGGAAAATCCTGTTGTGATTGGGATCGAGGCCGACACGTATTATTTTCAGTCGTATTCAAGCGGGATTTTAACGAGCGAGTTGTGCGGGACGACGATTGATCATGCAGTTGAAATCGTTGGATTTGGTGTGGACAATGGTGTTAAATATTGGTCGGTTCGGAATTCGTGGGGCGATGACTGGGGAGAAGATGGCTATTTCCGTATTCTTCGAACGGACTCAACAGATGATGCAGGCATTTGTGGGCTTGCGCTTGAGCCGAGTTTCATCAGCGTGTAAAATATCTACATGAATATTTACTTGCGCTGATATCAATAATCCAAATACATGCGCATACATGTATTGCGTTTTTATACGATGCATCTCTATAATAAAAGATGAATCGATCGTGTTCATTGGATTAAGAATATTAATTGCCTCAGCATAATATGCCGGATTATCATATAATTTTTGTAAAATACCCATATCATCTGTGAGTGTTTTATTATATATTAATAGTTTTATTTCGTTATTATAAAAAATCTTTGTCTCTTCCCACTGAAGAGATTCCATATTTTTTTTATAATATGTGTCATACACGTCGGATGCGGTCATGAGCTTGTTTGGAGGATTATCAATATTGATTTGAATATCATCTATATGAGTTACAATTAGTTCGCCGTGGCCTATTTTATTTTCTTGTATAATAGGGTATCCTTTTATTCTCTCCATGATCTCGGCAAACATTACTTTGGCTAATTCATTGTCTCCACCATTTCCAAGTAATAATTCGCCATATGGTGTATGAAGTGAATATATATTGTTGTAGTATTGGTTGTATTTAATAATAAAAATATTTGGCAATGTATTGTTTAATTGACTAAGACCTTGATATAAAAATCCTTTATATTTATGATAATTATTCTTTGTATATACATCAATAAGAACTTTAATAATCAAAAATGCATTTTCCATTACAATTATATTTTATATTATTAATTATTTATATAATTTATGCTGTACATAAATTATATATTACTCCCTCCCATCTTAAAATGATCGTCAATAACTGATTGACGTTTACGATCCTGTAGATACTGACGTATCATATCTTCATTACATATGGCTTCTTGTTTTGGGGTCGGTTTAACCCGTTTAACATTGTGCTCATACCACACTCCTTCTATTAGGTCAAATAATTGTTTTATGACGTTAATGTTTTTAATTTCAAATAAGCCGTCATTATTTTTATATTTTATTAGCAATGAGTGAATGATTTTGACTTTTATATGGGCGTCCATTACTTGCTTTGCAAAGCAAACAATATACGGACCCTCTTTTTTTAATTGATTTACACGTCGGATTACATTGGTTGTTTTTCCAATTTTGTAATGCCCACATGTATTGGCAAAGCAGAACAACCAATCACATGAACTCATTTTTTGTGAGGGCAAATGATTGATTTTATTTATATCAATTTTTATAATAATATAATGTATAACTTATATCATATGGTGTAATACTTATTTTTTTGCGGATATACTAATTTATGTATATCTCTTGTTATAATACTTAAGTAGTGTTTCTTTATATTTATTTAAACGTTAATACTTTTAATACAATTATTGTTAAGCCTTAATACATTTTTTACTATTATACATCATTAATTTAATTTCGTCTTTAATCATATTGAGCGTTTCATCATTTTCCTTATTGTTTAAATAGCGAATGAATTTGTCTTTTAATTCTGGATATTTGTCTTGCTCTTCGTCTAGCCATTCCTCCAAGAGCATTTCTTTTTCTTCATACAACATATCTAGTTCGGTCTTATGTTTTATGTTCCAGTTACCATCTTCATAGATCATTAAATATTTGTCTTTTAAATTTGAAATATAAATATTCATGTTTTCTGGCTTTTCTGGATTAAAATGGATTCTCTCAATAAGATTCTTTACACAGAAGTTAACCTTTTTAATACAACTTACATAATCTTTTTCTGTTAAATGAGAGATGTCGGTGTCCTTGTAGGCAAGCAATTGTATATTATTTTGTATATTGTTTGTTGTGTTAAACGATCCATTAATTTCTAGTTTGTTCATTAATTTGTCGATTTGTTTTGTTTGGCTATCAATATGCTTTCGCTGTATTTCCATTTCTTGCTCCTTTTGTTCTAATTGCAAATTCAATAAGCGGACCAATTCTTTTAGATCCTCGTCTTTATTTTGCGTGCAATTGTATTTGATGTGCTTGTATATGGATGATTTATGTTTGTATATTTGCCCGCAATATTTGCAGGCATGCTCGGCTGGTGGCGGTGCTCGAATAATGCCGTCGCTATTAATATGCTTTTTGGTTTTTAAATGTCTCTCGTAATTTGCATTATGCGCTGTTTTAAATTCACAATATAAACAACTATATGTTGTCATTATATATTTAATAATATAATTTTTATGTTCTTTTTTTAGTCTAAAAGACTAATTTTTGGATAAAATTGATTGGCGCTATAATACTTATATTATTACAAAATGGAATCTACTAAGCGTTTTTCTAAGAGTGCAAAAAAGCTTTGTATTCAGGCAATGCACCTTATGAGTGAAGCATATATGGAGGGTGATTATGAGGAAGCATTAGATTTTTTGAATCATCTTAAAGCAATTGATCCAAAGGATGAAAAATTAAATATAAAACTTGATAATTTAATTCGTATGTGTCGTGCCAAAATGGTATAAATCAAGTATCGCATATTACTTTAATTGATTTGTATATTGTTTTTTGTTTATAAAAAAATAATTATATTAACAAATGAATTTTAAAATGTACACCTTTTCACATTTCAAATGCTGGTGGTAAATATTTTTGAAAATCTAAAATGCTATTTTCATTTGGATAACCAATTGGATTACATAAAAATGGAATTTTATTTATAATAACATTAGATTGTGTATGAGTATGTCCATATATCCAATATTTTATTTTATTCCCATTTGTTTCAATCATTTCATCCATATTACAATAAAACCATTGATGATAAGGTTCCATTTGTAGAGTTTTATATTTTATATCAATCAATGAACTTGAAGGCATATGATGTGTTATAACTATACAATTTTCGTTTTTTTGTAATGCGTCTTGTAAAAAATCAACACTTAACGCATTTAATTTATTATATTGAATATAATCAAAATTAGGTATACTAGATGTATCATTTATTTTGTAAGTTGGATCAGTAATTTTACTCCATAAGGTAGTTACAATAAAACATTTATTTTCATAATTTTCATATTTATTATTCAAAAAACTAATATTATCAAATTGTTGAAAATAATTTTCCAAAAATTCATTTGTTTCTTGTATCGTTTTTGTTTTATTATAATATTCGTGATTT